GATGTTTGTTATTGTGATAGAAGACTTGCAACAAAAGGTCCTACTGGTAAACCTGAAAAGTTAATCGGTGTTGCTGCAAAGAAAACTGCTAGTAATTTAGAGGAGTTTCTTGGGTGATAGATAAGATTTATATTTTAACATACGGTAGAGCTGATAAACAAATTACTTTTAAAAACTTACCTAAAAAGTATCAAGAAAAAGTATTCTTTGTTTTAAGACCCGAAGAAGTAAATTTATTTAGAGAGTATAATAAAATTATTTTAGAAGAGAAAGATTTTGGTATTGCAGCAACTAGAAGAAAAGTTGCAGAAGTATCTCAAAATATAAAATACTGTATGTTAGATGATGACTTATCTTTTTTATATACAAGAAGAGAAAACGAAGAGGGTAAATCAAATCAACCAATGAGTGAACAACAATTTGATGATATGTTTAACTTGATGGATAATGTATTAGATTATTATACCTTCGGTGGTTTAGAGGCAACGTGGAACCCACCTGTAAGAGATAAAGATTTTAAAGTCTGTGGTCGACCAAGTGGTAATGTTTTTTATAACGGTCACAAATTACCATTTGATAAAATAGATTGGACAGATTTAAAAGTATCTGAAGATTATAATGTTGCCTTACAACTACTCACTATGGGCCATGAAAATAAAATATCATTAAGATATAGAGTGGACACAGGTATGACAGCAAAACCTGGTGGTTGTGAATTTGAAAGAACAATAGACGACCATAACAATTCTATGAAATTGTTAAAAAATAAATTTCCACAGTTTGTTGATTTATATGAAAAAGAGGCAAACGATGGTTTTAAGGGAAATAAGTTAGCCGCAAGAATATCATGGAAAAAAGCCTATGAATCTTCACAAGTTAATACCCTTGATAATTTTTTATAAATATGATATAATAGGAGAATAATATGCCAAGAAAAAAGAAACAACCAGCGAAGAAAAAAACTTCAGAAAAAAGTAATGACTGGAAAACTTATTTTAAATCAAAGTCACCATGGGGTTCGGTAATTATTTTTGAAGACCATGATGGTAATGAACATAGGTTTAAATCTGAAGACGAAGCTCTCGCATGGGCACATGAAAATAAATAGGAAGAAAAAAACATGAATGACATAATGGATAAACTTGAAAAACAAAAACTTAATCCGAGTGATTTAATAAGTTTAAAAAATATAATTGACATAGCTTCAAAAAGAGGTGCGTTCAGAGCATCAGAAATGACAGCCATAGGTCAAGTATATGATAAATTAGATTTTGCAACTAAAGTCGTTGAAAATGAAAAACAATTCTTAACAGAAAAAGGTGAAAATAAAAATGACGGACTTCCTAAAGAAAGTAATTAAAGACACAGAAAACGAGTTTGCCTCCATTGTAAACGAAGGTGTTGAAGCCGGTGATGTTTCAACATTCATTGATACAGGTTCATATATTTTTAATGCACTTGCATCAGGCACAATACACGGAGGCATACCTGCAAATAAAATTACAGCACTTGCAGGTGAGTCTGCAACAGGTAAAACATTTTTTGTCTTGGGAATGTGTAAACATTTTCTAGAAAATAATCCTGATGCAGGTGTTATATATTTTGAAAGTGAAAGTGCACTTACAAAAGACTTAATTGAAAAAAGAGGTATTGATACCAAACGTATGGTTGTCATGCCTGTAACAACAGTACAAGAATTTAGAACACAATCATTAAGAGTATTAGATAGTTATTTAGAACAAGATGAAGCAGATAGAAAACCTTTACTTTTAGTATTAGATAGTTTAGGTATGTTGTCAACTACAAAAGAAGTAGAAGACACAGAAGCCGGTAAAGAAACTAGAGATATGACTAGAGCACAGGTTGTCAAAGCTGCATTTAGAGTATTAACTTTGAAACTAGGTAAAGCAAAAGTTCCATTAGTAATTACAAATCATACTTATGATGTTGTTGGTTCTATGTTCCCTCAAAAAGAAATGGGTGGTGGCTCAGGATTAAAGTATGCGGCTTCCACAATTATTTACTTATCAAAGAAAAAAGACAAAGATGGCTCAGAAGTCGTGGGTAATATAATTCATTGTAAAACTCACAAATCTAGATTATCAAAAGAAAATTCTATGGTCGATGTTAGGCTAAGTTATGAAAAAGGTTTAGATAGATATTATGGTTTATTAGATTTAGCACTCAAACATGGTATATTCAAACAAGTATCAACTCGTATTGAATTGCCTGATGGTACAAAACAATATGCTAAAACTATTAATAATGAACCACAAAAATATTTTACCGAAGATATAATGAAACAGTTAAACGAAGCATCTGAAAAAGAATTTTCTTATGGCATCAGTTAAATATAATTTCGTAGAAAATCCTAAAATAAACTCTACTGGATTTCAAATATCCGAGGGTGAATATAAAGATGTAATTTACTATTACGGTAAAGTAAAGTTTATTGAAGAGAATGATAATATGAGATTAAAGTTTGATTACAATGTTGCAAGAAATCCTAATAATGTTGATACAGACAACGAAAAGTTTGTAAAAATTATTGGTGATATTCTTGCAGATAATATAGAAAGGGAAGTAGATAATGGCACAATCGGAAAGAATAGAAAGAACAGCACTTCGTAATTTAGTTTTCAACGAAGAATATACAAGAAGAGTAATACCATTTATTCGTAAAGAATATTTTGAAGACCGTGCTGAGAGAACTATTTTTGAAGAGATACAAAAGTTCGTTACAGAATATAATAAAAATCCCACCAGAGAAACTTTAGAAATAGATTTACAAAAACGAAAAGATTTAAACGAAACAGAATATAATCGTATTGTAGATGTTATCAAATCGTTAAATCCTCAAGACGTAGATTTAGATTGGTTAATTAATACAACTGAAAAATTTTGTAAAGACCGTGCAATACACAATGCTGTATTAGATGGTATTCACATTATCGAAGGTAAAGACAATAGAAGGTCACCAGAAGCAATACCTGATATTTTATCTGATGCACTAGCAGTAAGTTTTGATAATTCTGTCGGTCATGATTATCTAGAAGACATTGATAGTAGATTTGATTTCTACCATACTAAAGAAGAAAAGATACCTTTTGATATTGACTTTTTTAATAAGATAACAAAAGGTGGTTTGCCTCCGAAAACTTTGAATGTTGCTTTGGCTGGTACCGGTGTCGGTAAAACTTTGTTTATGTGTCATCTAGCCTCTCATATATTATCATTAAATAAAAATGTTTTGTATATCACAATGGAAATGGCAGAAGAAAGAATAGCAGAGAGAATAGATGCTAATTTAATTAATGTTTCTATGGAAGACTTACAATCTTTGAATAGAAAAATGTTTACAGATAAAGTTACAAAAATATCGAGTAAGACTACTGGTAAATTAATTATAAAAGAATATCCTACTGCGTCTGCTCATGCAGGTCATTTCAGAACCTTAATAAATGAACTTGCACTAAAGAAAACATTTAAACCTGATATTGTGTTTATTGATTATATTAATATTTGTGCTTCATCAAGATTTAAACCTGGTGCAAATGTAAACTCATACACTTACATAAAATCGATTGCAGAAGAATTAAGAGGTCTTGCAGTCGAGTGTAATTTTCCTATATTCACGGCAACTCAAACGACCAGAACTGGTTTCGTTTCAACTGACATTGGTTTAGAAGATACTTCAGAATCCTTTGGTTTACCAGCCACTGCTGATTTAATGTTAGCTTTAATATCAACTGAAGAATTAGAAGAAGCCGGACAAATGATGATTAAACAGTTAAAGAACAGATATAACGACCCTACAATAAATCGTAAGTTTGTTATAGGTGTAGACCGTGCAAGAATGAAGTTATATGATGTAGAACAATCTGCACAAACATTAGTCAATCAAAAACTAGATGAAGAAGGAGAAAAGTATGTCGAACGCTACTCTAAAGAAAAGACGCCAGAAGAAAAGTACAAAGACTTCAAATTCTAAAAAACTTAAATATAGCGTCAAACCCATGAAGGTCAATAAAGACATAAAATGGAAAGTAATCGAGGGAAGAACAAAGATTATTAGTGTTTTTGATTTTGAAGATGAGGCACAAGATTTAGCAGACTTTCAAAACAAAAATCAAGTATGGCTACCAAATGGGGGCATTCCAAACTTTTTATGCTATAAATAGTATTGACTTTTTACTATTTTTATATTATATTATGGAGGTATAGAAACATGGAGGTACTTGATGAAATCATTTACAGGCTTTTTAAAAGAAAGCGAAACATTAAAAGAAGCGGCACCATCGGGTGCTGAATATGAGTCTATCATTACTGTTGGTTATAACCAAGGTAATCCACCATATAATTTAGGTAAAGCAAAAGACAAAGCCGCATTCAGCGGTGTATCTAAATTTTTTCCAGAATACAATAAAGAAGCACAAGCACTAGGTAAAACTTTTCGTGGAGTGACGAAAGGTACCATGAAACAACATGGAGCTTCAAAAGATACTACATCTGCATTGTGGAAAAAATATTCAGGTAAAGGTAA